CACACAATGGTCTCGTTGTTGGTCAGGTCTATAATCTTGCGCACACTCAGATTTGGGGTGCAAAAATTCCAATTACTGCCACTGATGAACTCATTCTTGGCAATTATATCAATCTAGATTTTGCTCGGAAAGCAATTGAAGAATATTGGGATGAAAAGGATCGAACGTTAGAGGTTCCGCATGAATATCTTTTATCTAAATCGTGATACGAAAATCTGCGCTCAAGAACATTGCGACAAACATGTTGTCAAGATGATCGTTGAGTATGCGCAGTTGATGTCAACTGCTCATCGGATTTTAGATGGCAATCATTATTTCGACAAAAGCAAAAATAATCGCAAGATTCATCGTTGGAAGTTGGATCAATATCGCGAAGATACGATGTATCATGCAGTGAGTTGGAATCATCCTTCTGCTGTTTGGGTTCGTGAGTCTTTCGATCACTATCAATGGCTCTGGAATATGGCAAGTGAACTCTGTCAGGAATATCGTCATCGTTATGGTGGCGCGAATGATAAGCAGCACAAGTCCTCGTTGGTAATTCAGAAGTTGAGTTTCGCTCCTGATAACATCCCTCGAACTGGAATATTCAGCGAGCCACCACAAGCCATGCCAGAGGATGTAAAGGTTCCTGGAGACTCGATCACTGCATATAAAAACTATTATCGAGTCTACAAGAAGCGATTCGCAACATGGAAGAATCGACAGACTCCAGAGTGGTATAAATAAATGAATGCAAAAGTTCTCGCAGATCCGCCCACAATTAGGTAATCTTTCCGTCTGGGATATTGACGAAACTCTATTCCAGACTAAAGCACAAGTTCATGTCGTGAAAGACGGGAAGCGCGTGAAGTCTCTGAGCAATAAAGAATTCAATACATACAAACTCAAGAAGGGTGAATCGTACGACTTCACTGAGTTTCGTGATGCTAAACTTTTCAATAAGACTTCTATTCCAATTCAACGTGCTATTGATAAGGCTGCAAAAACTCTTAAAGCCTATTCAAATCTACCCAATTCAAAGGTCATTGTTCTGACCGCACGTTCTGATTTTGATGATCCGCATACTTTCTTGAATACATTTGAGAAGTATGGACTAAATATGAAACAGGTTCATGTTCACAGAGCAGGAAATCTCGGACTCCCCTCTGCTGAAGCAAAGCGTGTGTTCATCAAACAATATCTTGATACTGGCAAATTTAAATCTGTATCTCTGTTTGATGATGATGCGAGAAACCTAGAGGTATTTCTTTCACTCAAGAAAGAATATCCAAGCGTGAAGTTTGTGGCGTACATGGCAAACCATGGATACTTTCGGAAATATTAATATGCCAACTTATGAGTTTGTGAACACTAAAACAAAAAAGATTGAAGAATATTCGATGTCTGTTTCTGCTTATGATGGATTCAAAGCAGAGAATCCTCATCTCGAAAGATATTACAGCGACGCACCATTGTTCAGTTACACTGGACCTGGTGACATGGCTGGAAAGAAAACAGACAATACCTGGAAAGAAGTTTTGCATAAAATCGCAGAGCAAAATCCTAGAAGCAAGTTAGCAGATGACGTCATGCGCAAGAGCACCAAGCGCGTGAAGACAGATCAAGTCTTGAAGAAACATAATTTATTTCAAAAATAAGGATATTGTGTGTCTAAAAAGAAAAACGGAAACACTGAAATCGTCTTCAGTGATCAGCCAATAGAAAAGAAGCCAGCGAGAATCAAGGCTGCTGAAATGAAGCAGTTTGCACCACTCACAACAAATCAATCATTATTCTTCGACGCATACAAGCGTGGTGATTATTTTATCATGCTCTGTGGCTCTGCAGGAACTGGCAAATCATTTATTGCCTGTTACAAAGCAATTGAAGAAGTCTTGGATAAGACTTCATCATTTCATAAAGTTGTTATTGTGCGTTCAGCAGTGCAGTCGCGTGATCTTGGTTTCACTCCAGGATCTGTAGAAGATAAAATGAGTTTGTATGAACAACCTTACATGCAAATCTATCACACGCTGTTTGGTCGAAGAGATTCATACGAAGCATTAAAAGAATGTGGGCGTATTGAATTCATCTCCACAAGTTTCATTCGTGGTATGAGTTTCGACGATGCCGTTATTATTGTCGATGAATGTCAGAACATGACTTTTGAAGAATTGTCGACTATAATGACTCGTGTGGGTTATCGTTCGAAGATTATCTTCTGCGGCGATTATAAACAGACTGATCTCTATCGCAATAACAAAGACAAAAGTGGCATGAAGAAGTTTCATGAAATTGCAAAGATGATGCAGTCGTTTACCAACATTGAATTTACTACTGATGACATTGTTCGTAGTAGTCTTGTCAAAGATTTCTTGATTGCAGTTGAAAGGTACGAAAAAGAAAATAATGTTTAATCATATTCGTCATGATTTCCCGAAACTTCTTCAAGAGAACGTTGACGGAACTCGGTGCTATGTCACACCCACAGGTGAGAAATACCCTTCAGTCACCACAGTTCTTTCTGACTATGGTAAAGAAGCCATTCTAGAATGGCGCAAGAGAGTTGGTAATGATAAAGCCAATGAAATCTCTCGTAAAGCCACGACTCGTGGGACATCCGTCCACAAAGCACTCGAAATGTATCTCAAGAATGAAGACATCTCATCCCTAGAGATGTTACCAAACGTCAAGTCTTTGTTCGTTCGAATGAAACAAGAAATAGATGCCAAGGTCAATAACATTCATTGCTTGGAAGATCGTCTGTTCTCTCACGAACTTAAACTTGCTGGAACGGTAGACTGTATTGCTGAGCATAATGGCATTCTCTCTGTGATCGACTTCAAGACTTCCGTTCGTCTCAAGAAGAAAGAGAACATCGGCAATTACTTTATGCAAGCCGCTGCCTATCGCCAGATGTTCAAAGAGATGACAGGATTGGATCCGAAACAGGTCATTATCCTCATTGGCGTAGATACTGCAAACTTCTGTCAGACTCTTGTGGTAAAAGAGGATGAGTTAGAGTTACATCGTCAAGAATTGTTGAAATACATTCAAGCATACCAAGAAAAACTTGACAAGGTTGATCTTGTATAGTAGAATAAGAATGTCTGGCATGATAGAGAATCTTAATCGTTTCGATTAGATTAAACAATCAAAAAAACTTATAATTTTTCGTAAAATTGACATATATACGATCGTGTATAGGTTTCGTATAGGTTTTCATTATACAGGAGTTTGAACATGAAGACAGTTGGAGATAAGTTAGAAGAATTTCGCATCACTGGTGTGAAGCCTGGTGCTCTTGAACCTAACGGTGCTTTCGAAAAGATTACAGAAAAGTCTTTTGAAGGTAAGTGGAAGGTCATTGTATACTATCCAAAAGATTTTACATTCGTTTGTCCAACCGAAATTATTGCATACGATAAGTTGAACAAGGACTTTGCTGATCGTGATGCAGTTCTTCTCATCGGTTCAACTGACAATGAATTCTGCAAACTCGCATGGAAGAATGCACACGAAGGTCTCAGAACAACCACTTCTTGGTTCTTTGCTGACACTGCGCGTAGTGATGAGTGGCATGATGATGAACAAGGTCTTGTTCAACAACTTGGCGTTTTCTATAAACCAGCAGGTGCGGCACTCCGTGCAACATTCATCGTTGATCCAGAAAATGTCATTCAGCATGTTACCGTGAATAGTCTTGCTGTCGGTCGTAATGCAGATGAGACACTTCGTGTTCTCGATGCTTTGCAGACGGGTGAACTTTGCCAGTGTGGTCGCCAGATCGGCGAAGCAACATTGAACGCCGCTTGAATGGTGTATGGTATACAAATCATTAAAACTTACCTGCGGATCTAGTATTGACATATATCAGAATATTTTTACTGCTCAAGAGCAAAATGATTTCTATATGTTTGCTGTGTTTTCAAAGTATATGTTTGGGAATCATTCTGATATAGGTTATAAATCAAGTAAGTTGGGTTCGTTTCATAGTTGTATATTTTCTGATGAAGAGGATAACGATTTTGGTTTGAATAAACACGAGTTTATTAAAAAAATTGTTCACAATCGTTCTCGAGTTAGGAGTTGGATAAATGGTACTTTGGCTGGTAGCAGATATTATCCACATACTGATGGTTATGTCTTTACTATATTGTATTACATAAACACAATATGGGATACAGATAACGGTGGTGAGACATTGTTTTATAATATGTACGGTGAAAAAGAGTTAGCCATCGATTTTGTTCCAGGACAAATAGTGGCGTTTGATGGAAGATTGAAACATAAACCTGGTTTAGTTCAATGGAATCCAGATGTTCGATACGTTTACACATGTCAGTACAAAAATCATGAATAAGGCTCTGCGATTTTTACAGGAATGGGGGTTAGTTTTAATTCCGTTGATTTGTTTCGGAGCATTTTGGTTGTTAATTACTTTTACAAATATACTTTACTAAAGGAAATCAAAATGAAGAAATTAATTCTAGCATTCGCTCTCGTTTCTGCTCCAGTATTGGCGCAAGATCGCGTAGCACAATATGACTTTGACAGGGACGGCAAAGTATCATTTGATGACATTAATCGCTACTGCACAGTTACAAAGTCACTTTTTGAAACTGCTGATAAGAATGGTGATGGTTTTTTGAACAATGCAGAAATGCGTACAGCAAAGAGATATCTCTTTGACCGCTGCGACAGAGTTGTGTAAATATAAATTTACACTGGAGAAATAATCATGAGCGAAAGTCTAGCACATACAATTCCTCCTGAAATTGCACGAATTGGAAATGCAACGTGTGACTGTGGTCGCAGCCCAACAGGGAAGTGTGTTGGCTGGCATGACATGGATGAAGAACGTCTTGCAAAAGCACGTGAAGCATACGAAATTGGAATGAAGATGATGGCTGACAGAATCGCTGCAAGACAACAGAGGGAAACAGCAAATGTGGGTTGATATCATCAAGGAAGCAATTCCAGAATATGCTAAAGATATTCGTTTGAATCTTGATGCTGTGATTAATCGCAGTACGCTTGATCCAAAAGTTGCAACTGGATGCGCACTCGCTGCAGCATTTGCAACTGGAAATAGTCGGCTTGCTACTGCAATTGATGCAGAATTGGAAGATCGCAAGGAAGCCGATGCAGCATTGAGTGCTGCATCGATCATGGCACAAAACAATGTCTGGTATCCATATGTTGAGATGGCAGAAGATCCTGCACTCAAAGGATTGCCTGCACAACTTCGTATGAATGCGATTATGAGCCATGGTGGCACTTCAAAAGTTAATTTTGAAGCATATTCTCTTGCTGCGTCAATTGTTGGTAAGTGTCATTTCTGTGTAAAGGCACACTACGATACCCTCAAAAAAGAAGGAATGACAGTTGAACAACTTCGCGACATCGGTCGTATTTCCGCAACGATGAATGCTGTTGCAAAAATTCTGAATGGCTAAATATTATCATGACAGAAGAAGAATACAATGATAGATTAGGAGAATTGAAAGAAATTCTAACTGACGCGATTGTCCGCAATTTGGAAGAAAATGCTCCGTACAGTGAAGTAGAAGCAGCACAGACTGCATACAATGAGCATGTTGCAAATAGAGATATTCTCATAACCGAATAATGGTTGTAAACTGACGACTAAAGGTGTTCTGGACTCGGGTTCGACCCCCGACATCTCCACCAAATGCCCATCACCTCTGCAGTAATGTACGTGGTGGCTATCTTATGGGGATGAATTTGGCTTCGACAGGGCAAGTAATAACCCGACAGCAACCAGTGAGGCGACTGACTTAATCAGCGCAAAGAAAGTAAACGCAAATGACGATTACTACGAAATGGCTCTAGCTGCTTAATTGCAGTCATAGATTACCTGAGTTTTCGGTGGGTTTTCTTGGAAACAGAATAAACGCACCATTTGTCATAACACACACAACACACAAAGGAGATGAAAATGACTATGACACCTTATGAAATTAGACTAGAGTTGGTAAAACTCGCAAAAGATATGCTGAGCGAAGAGTTTAATACTCGACACTCAACCATTAAAAGCGAATGGGAAGTATTGTGCTCCGCAGCAATGGGAAACAAAACACAACTTCCATCTCAACCAAATTATCCGAAGTATTTTACTGAGGATGATGTTTTGGATAAAGCCACACGGTTGAATGATTTTATTTCAAACGGCAAGTAATGGCTAAGAGTTGACCGCTTGGTAACAGAACGAGTCTGGGGTGGTGGTGCGAACCACCAACCTTTTCTTTCCACTGCAATAATGGAGACCTAAACATGAATGCAGTAGATACACTTTGTAATGTAGAAAAATATTTTGATCGCAATCACAATTTGTTCTGTATGTGGGGTGGGCTGTTTGCTCTTTTATTCTTCACACTATATTTACCATTTAGTATGGTCAATAAGATGCAAGATAAATTAGATGCACAGCAAACAGCGAATGTGCTCTTGACATCAGAACTCGAAACTCTAAATCACAAAGTCGAGTTTCTAAATCTCTCTTACGAAAAGAAACAATTGGTCTTGAAAGAAGTTGAGTGCCTTGCACGCAACATTTACTTTGAGGCAGGTGGTGAGCCACGCAATGGTAAAATTGCTGTTGCTGAAGTCACCATGAATCGCGTCAAGAGCAGACAGTATCCACGGACTGTGTGCGGTGTTGTTCATCAGCGCATCAAAGGCACCTGCCAATTCTCTTGGGTCTGCGAAGGTAAGAAAACTGTTTATCGCAATAGTTCTGCATGGCTTGATTCTATCAAGATTGCAGAGAATATATTGATTTCTAAACAGCACTACGGTATAATTGGATCTGCAAAATATTTTCATGCAGACTATGTTGATCCAGCATGGGCAGATCAAAAGAAGTTGATCCGTAAAATTGGCAATCATATATTTTATCAATGAGGTTTTATGCGTATCGTTGAAGATGTGAAATTAGATTATAAAGACGTTCTCATAACACCAAAGCGATCTGCTTTATCCTCAAGGAGTCAAGTAAAACTTGAAAGATTGTTCACCTTTCGAAGTTATAACTCTTGGTTTGGTGTTCCAATCATCGCAGCGAATATGGATGGTGTTGGAACACTAGAGATGGATGCAGAGTTTAACAAGCAACATTGCATGGTTGCACTGACAAAACATTATAGTGATACAAAACTCATTGAGCATTTTGCTAAAAAATTAGACAGCACCATTTATTCAATGGGAATTAGCGACGAAGATTTACAAAAGTTCGACAATGTGTACAGCGTTGTTGGCAATCGTCTGATGCGAGTTTGTATTGATGTTGCGAATGGTTACACACAATCGTTTGTCGACTTCATCAAGAAATTTCGTGATCGTTATCCTAGTGTAGTTCTAATGGCAGGTAATGTTGTCACACCAGAGATGACTGAGGAATTGATTCTCGCAGGTGTTGACATTGTGAAGGTTGGTATTGGTCCTGGTTCTGTTTGTACAACCAGGAAGATGACTGGTATCGGCTACCCGCAGTTGAGTGCAGTTATTGAGTGCGCAGATGCTGCACATGGTCTCAAGGGTCACATCATAGCGGATGGAGGGTGTTCCGTTCCTGGAGATGTTGTGAAAGCATTTGCTGCGGGTGCCGACTTTGTGATGCTTGGTGGAATGCTTGCAGGACATAAAGAGGGTGGAGCATCTCCGTTTGGTGAGAATAAGTTCTATGGTATGAGTTCTGATACTGCTATGGATCTGCATAATGGTGGTGTGGCAAACTATCGAGCCTCTGAAGGTAAGACGGTTGAGATTCCATATCGTGGTGAAGTCAGTAGAACAATGCAAGATATTTTAGGTGGTCTGCGTTCAGCGTGTACCTATGTTGGAGCAAGTGAATTGAAAGAGTTGAGTAAGCGTGCAACATTTGTTCGTGTTACTCAGCAGTTGAACAATTCCTTGAGCACATATGAGATCTAATATGGCAAGTCGCGAAGAAAAAAATAATTTCTCTATGATGATCATGCAAATGGCAATTGTTGAAAAGATCGATCATATGGATGCAATTACATCATACTGCGAACGCAACAATCTTGAAATTGAAGTCGCAGCAAGTTTGATCAATGATGCTCTAAAAGGTTTAATTGAGAGCGAGGCAATGGAATTAAGATATCTTCCACGCGGAGGTAGGTTGCCCATATGAGTTGGCAGTTATTAATTTGGAATATATTTTCTTGGTCGTTCACTGGCGTTATGATTTATGTAATGCAATCAAGCATGTGGTGGTTAGTTCTTCCTGCTATCTTTACAATGACTAAGAGTGCATCTGATTTGGTTAAGGCAGTTGTTGAAGAAAATGCCAAACAGGAAAAAGAAACTGAACTAGACGAAGAAACATTAGAACAAATGCAGCAATATATGGATAAGATTCGTCGAGGAGTGACACGTTGAACGGATATGATCTCTACGGATTGTATCAAGCCATCAAGTTACACTTTACTTCAGAAAAATATAACTTCTTTCAATACGATGGCAAGACGCGAGTTTCAATAGATGCATTTCAAAAACGTCGTGACAAATTTTTATTCCACCGTCTTGCGCGGAAGTATCGCGACGATGAGATGGTTCCATTTCTGGTTGCTAATTTTGTACACAGTGATGATAATTGGACCAAAAGTCTACTTGAAGAAGAGGCTGAGTCCACATACAGAGAATGGAAACGAAAGACAGATTCGATGAGCAAGATCTACGTTGAGGATCTTGAAAAGATTGCAAACAAAGATAATTTCAACGAACTATTTAAAGTCGAAGATGGACAATTTCCAAAATTGTTAGTTGCATTCCTCCAAAAAGATGTAACGATTGAGACAATGGTCATTCTCAATAACATCTTCGACTTTATTCGAATTTGGGACAAGAAGATTTCTGATGACATCATCTATCCCAAGATTTCAAGAAAGGTGCGCAAGTATGGTGCTTTTCTTGCAGTGAATGTTGACAAGTATAAGCAACTGACAAAGGAAACTTTACTTGCCGACTGAAATGATATATAATGATATGGTGATGACAAAAGTGGACAAGTCGATATACATTAATACAACGCTATACGGAGAATACAAATGAGTCTATCTAGTCTAAAGAAGGGTTCTTCCCTTGATAAGTTGAAGAAAGCAGTTGAGGCTTCTTCAGCAGGTAATGGTGGTGGCAAGAACGTCGATGATCGTTTCTGGCAACCAGAAGTTGACGCTGCTGGCAATGGATACGCAGTTATCCGTTTTCTTGATACGCCAGCCGTTGATGGTGAGGATGGTCTTCCGTGGGTACAAATCTGGTCACACGGTTTCCAAGGTCCAGGTGGTTGGTACATTGAGAATTCTCTCACAACACTTGGCAAGACTGATCCTGTTTCTGAGTACAACACAGTTCTTTGGAATTCTGGCATTGAAGCCAACAAGGAAATTGCTCGTAAGCAGAAGCGCAAGTTGACCTACAT